AAGGCAATCAAAAAAGTAAAAGAAAAACCAAATATAAGTGAAGATGAATTACATGCAGCATCGTTGCAATATAATTTAAATGTTAAAGATCCAAAAAATATTATGGTTAAAAAAGGTTTTATAGAGGTATTGGACGGTGCGACTGGTTTTATGTTGATAAAAAGAAATGTATTTAAAAAAATGGCATTGGCATATCCTCATTTAAGATTTAAATCTGATCAACATTTGGGAGATCCTCACGACAAAACTTTTGGATATCACGACACATCTGACTGGAACTATGCTTTTTTTGACACTATGATAGAGCCTGATACCAAAAGATATTTATCCGAAGACTATGCTTTTTGTCGTTTATGGCAAAAAATAGGTGGTAAAATATATGCTGATATTGCTAGTGGTATGACACACATGGGTAATTACTCCTTCAAAGGTAATGTAGGAACTCAATTCTTGCCACAAAACAATAAATAATTTAGTATACCTCAACATGAAATTAGTCGATTTAAAGTTTCAACCAGGTATAGATAAACAAGATACTGCTTATTCAGCAGGAGATCAACGTAAGTATGTTGATTCTGACTTTGTTCGATTTCACTATGGTAAGCCTGAAAGATGGAAAGGTTGGTCATATTTACCAAATCCAAATAAAACTATTGTGGGCGTGGTCCGTGATACGCATAGCTGGATTGGTTTAGACGGAACCAGATATCTTGCTTTAGGCACCGATAGAAAATTATATATTTATTCTGATGGTAAAGTTTATGATATTACTCCTATTAGAGAAACAGCAGCTTTGACAAATCCTTTTACTACAAATGGTACAACAACTGTTACAGTTACGGATGCAGCTCATGGAGCACAAATTGGTGACTTTGTTACTTTTGATTCATTCTCTGCAATAGATGGGTTGGATATGAATAACGAGTTTGAAGTCATTACGGTTCCTTCTTCTAGTACATATACAGTAACTCATACAAGCGCAGCTTCTGGGTCAACATCAGGTGGCGGTGGATCAGGAAATGCTAACTATCAAATTACAACTGGACCTTCTACATCTACTTATGGATATGGTTGGAATACATTAGCTTGGAATATTAGCACATGGAATACACCGAGATCTTCTTCAAGTGTTGTAGTAGATGCAAGAAATTGGTCTTTAGATAATTTTGGTGAAGATTTAATTGCTACCGTTTTAAATGGTGGGACGTTTGTTTGGGATACATCAGGAGGTACAAGTAATAGAGCAACAACTTTAACTAATTCTCCTACTGCTTCACGATTTAGTTTAGTGTCTACTGACACAAGACATCTACTAATTTTTGGTACAGAAACGAGTATTGGTAATAGTGCTACTCAAGATGATTTATTATTTAGATTTTCTGATAGAGAAGACGCAACAGATTACACACCTGTATCAACTAATGAAGCAGGTTCACTTCGTATATCAGATGGATCTAGAATAGTAGGTGCTGTTAAATCATCAGGTCAAATACTTGTGTGGACCGATACATCACTTCATGGTGTTCAATTTGTTGGTACACCTTTTACTTTTGGTCTTAGACAACTTGGTGCAAACTGTGGTCTAATAGCTCAACATGCGGCAGTAGAAATAAATGGTCGTTCTTATTGGATGTCAGATAATGCTTTTTACATGTATGATGGTGTTGTTAAAAAAATGCCATGTTCTGTACAGGATTATGTATTTGATGATTTAAGTTATACTAATAAAAAAGATATAGCTTGTGGTATTAACACCGCATTTAATGAAATTATTTGGTATTATCCGTCAACAAATGCTACACAAATAGACAGAGCTGTAGCTTACAACTATTTAGAAAACACTTGGTACACTACATCCCTTGCAAGAACTACTTGGTTAGGTGCTTATGTCTATGAATTACCTATTGCTACAGAATATAATGCAAGCTTAACAGCAAATAACTCTACTATACTTGGCTTAACTGCAGGTGCTTCGTATGTTTATGAGCACGAGAGTGGTAATAATCAAGCGGATGGCACAGCTATTTCTGCTTTTTTAACATCAGGTTCTGTTGAAATAGCAGACGGTGATGAACTTATGTCTGTAAGTAAACTTGTTCCAGATTTTGATAATTTAACCAATACCATGACAGCTACACTAACACTTGAACAATATCCTCAATCAGCAGATACGGTTACTACTACTGGATCTATTTCTAATACTACAGAGAAAATTGATGTAAGAGGTAGAGGAAGAGCAGTTAAAATTAAGTATCAAACAAGCACTGTAAATGACACTGCTTGGAGGTTAGGATCAACAAAACTACAACTTAGACCAGACGGAAGAAGATAATATTAAAATAAATTTTTTATGTTCTATGCCTAGAGCAGGTAACACCTTGCTAGGTTCTTTACTTAATCAAAGTAATAATATTAAAGTTACAGCAAATAGCGTTGTAAGTGAATTGATTCATCGTATTTTAACCTTACAAGACTTTCCACAGTATCAAGAATTTCCAGATTATACTGGAGTACACAACTCAGCTAAACAAGCATTTTTTTCTTATTACAAACATTATAAGTGTAGACATGTTTTGGATAGAGGATCTTGGGGCACGGAAGCAAATTTACATTACTTGAGAGAATTAAAATTAAACACCAAATTTGTAATACTGTATAGACCTGTCTTTGAATGTTTAGCTTCAACTCTTAAAATTATGAATGTTGAAGAATCACATAAAGAAGAAATGTGTAATTCTTTATTAAGAAGAGATCACAACATAGGAGTATCTATGTGGAGCATTGAAAATATACTTAATTCAAAAGAAGAATACAAGATTATTACTTATGATGAATTAATAAAGTCTCCTGTACAAACAATATTAAAAATATTAAAATTTTTAAATGTGCCTAAATACAAAGTAAAGACTAAAAATTTTGATCAGTTTTCTATACAGAATATACAATATAAGGATCCTATTCCCAAATGGCATCACATTAGAACCAATAATATTAAAAAAAATCCTTATGATTACTTGTCTTTAATACCCGATAAAATAATTGAAAAATATGAAAAAACCCATATTATGTTTGATAATTTAATTAAAAATAAAAATGGCTAAAATAACAATTACACGATTACCTAACTCAACGCCAGAATATGACCCTGGTCAATTTGATCAAATGATTCAATTATTAGATCAAATAATTTTTTTACTTAATACAAACTACCAACAAGATTTAAAAGAAGAATCACAGTCGGAGGCTTTTTTCCTTGGCTAATACTTTTAAAAGCGCAATGGTAGATATTACCACAACAGATTTAACAACTGTTATAACAGTTCCTACGGCTAATCCTGGTGCAACGCCACCTGTTGCACCTACTACAGATGTAGTAAAATCTCTTTTAGTTTGCAATGACTCTGGTTCAACAACTTTGGTTGATGTTGAAGTTGTCAGAGGTGCTGCAACTTTTGAAATATTTAAATCAAAGAGTGTTGCTACAGTTACAACCACAGAATTATTAACTCAACCTTTAGTTTTACAAGAAAGTGATATTCTTAAAGTTCAAGCTAATGCTGCCAATCAAGTGCACATTATAGCAAGTTTTCTGGAGATTACGAAAGGACAACTCTGATCAATCTTCACTCGTTATTTATTACTCCCGTATTTTCATTAGAATTAAAAGGCCACGAACATCTTATTGATAGCATATATCAACTACGAGAAAAAGATGAGATGGGTATGCCACGGTCCAATGTCGGTGGTTGGCATAGTCATGATGAAGTATACAATATAAAAAAATTTAAACCTTTGGTAGGTGATATATTAAAACATGCTAAAGATTGTTTTAATCACTTAGATGTTAAAGAAAGTTATGTTCCTGAGATGACTGGCATGTGGGGTATGATAAATCCACACGGATCACGAAACAATGTACATACACATCCATATAACTATTTATCAGGAGTATTTTATCTTAAAGCTCCTAAAAAGTGTGGAAATATTGTGTTTCTAGAGCCTAAACCACAGTCAGAGGTACTATCACCCCCTAAAACAGATAAAGCTTCTATACACCTCGCTCACAGCGTACAATGGGAGCCTGTTGAAAATTCCTTGATTTTTTTTCCATCTTGGTTACAACATGAAGTACAAACAAATAATTCTGATGAAGATAGAGTTATCATCAGTTTTAACATAAATTGGAGAAACGAAGATGCCGATAGTTGAACCTGCTGAATTACTAGGTCACATTACGACTGAAGACGGAAGAAGAATTCCTCATTACAAAGTAAAAACTGAAACAACAATTACACATATAGATACTGGTGCTGAGTATAACTCAGAAGCAGAAGCTCAAGCTGATGTTGATAATCCAGGAACTTCTACAACTGCTGAAAAAATTAAAAGAGATGTAAAAATATTTGCTCCTTCTTTAGCAGATATGTTAGGTGAAACTCCTAAGTAATTAAGCGCTACAAGCTTCGCATTCCATATCAGAATCTAAACCTGTTACCATAACAGTAGCATCGGAGTTATGTGGTTTACCTTGAATTGTATGTATATGAGGACTTTTTTTGTGTTCTAATAATTCTTTTTGTAGTCTTTCGTTGTCTCTTTCCACTGCTAATAAACGTTCGTGGTAACGACTCACCTTATCAGCAAGGGTAGCTATAGCCTTCAATAC